ATGTGGATGAAGACAGGTAACATATGTATAGAGTATGAGTCATGGAACAAACCATCTGGTATCAGAGCAACTGAATCAGACTATTGGTTTCATAACTTATGTGTAGGAGACAATGAGTTTTGTACTCTTGTATTTAAAACAGATGTACTAAGAACTATAGTGGATAAGCTTGATACTTTTAAAACTGTATCAGGTGGAGACCATAACGCAAGTAAAATGTTCCTTGTAAATCTACAGAAATTATTCTCATCAGATGTAATAAAAGCATTTAAGGACTCAGAAGATGGAAAAGAAAATGGAAAAAAATGAAAAAACACTTGACAGTTCTAGTCAAGAAGTATATAATAAACTGTCGGCTAATAAATTTAAGTCGGAATCTGGTCATTGGTATACGCAAGAAGGTGAACCAATGTATACTATCGTTGGTGCTAACGGTAAAGAAAGAAACACTACTCTTAGAGATGCAAGGAAAGAAAACCTAGTACCTTCAGTAACTACTATTCTTAGTATGATAGCCAAGCCTCAACTAGAGAATTGGAAAATCAATCAAGCACTTAACTCTGCTCTTACTTTAGAGAAAGATTCTTTAGAAACTATTGAAGAGTTTGCATACAGATGTAAGCAAGACTCTAAAAGAATAGGTCAAGAAGCAGCAGAAAAAGGTACAAAGATTCACGCCATGATTGAACGTGGTTTTCTTGGTGAAGAGAAGACAGAAACATATTGTGTTATTCAAAACTATTTAGATGAAATGTTTCCTGATGAAGAGTGGATAGCTGAAGCTTCTTTCTGTGCTGACTTAGGTTATGGTGGTAAAATAGATTTATATTCTAAGTCCGGTATCTTTGTAGACTTTAAAACTAAAGATAACTTAGAAGGTAAAGACCCATCTAAATTAGTATACGATGAACACGGTATGCAGTTGTCTGCTTATGCACAGGGTTGTGGCTTTGATGATGTTGAAAGAGTATCTATCTTTGTTGATAGAGAAGACACAGAGCTTATAGCTTGTCATATATGGGATAAAGAATCTCAAACTAAACATAGAGAAATGTTTAATAGTATTTTAAATTATTGGAAACTTGTAAAAAATTATGCACCAGAGAAAGTCTAAACAGTTAAGAAGAAAAGCAGAAGCTTTGTTAATAGAGTGGATAAGAACTATGGTTCCTGAAGGTGAAGATGCTACTAAGATTAGTAAGAAAAATCTACAAGAGTTCTTACCTGAACAAACACATATCTTTGCTAACAATAAGTTTATGATAAGTGCTTACAGTCTTCGATGGTTTTATAAACAGGTAAAAAGAAATCCTGATATAACTCTGGAAGAACTAAGTGGTTAGAAGAGTACCAAGAAAAGCAAGACCTAAGAAAACTAATGTGCCTAAAGGTTACGATAGTTTATGGGAACATGTTTTACATGAAACAATACTTCAAGATTGGAAACATCATTGGGATAACATAAGCTATGTGGTTAAGCATAAGTATGAGCCTGACTTTGTAAAGATAATAGATGGTAAAACAATATTACTAGAAGCTAAAGGTAGATTCTGGGACTATGCAGAGTATAGTAAGTACATACATATAAGAGAAGCTCTACCTGAAAACTATGAGTTAGTGTTTTTATTTCAGAAACCTTTGTCTCCTATGCCACAGGCTAAGAAAAGAAAAGACGGAACTAAAAGAACACATGCTGAATGGGCAGATACTAATAACTTTACATGGTATAGTGAAGAAACATTACCAAAGGAATGGAGGACATGAAATATAAATTTAACGAAGACCAAGTGTTAAGAGAAATAAGAACTTATGTAGATAGAACTTATGAAGCCCATTATGGTAACGGTAAATATCAAGCAACAGATATGATTATAGATGCAGGACACGGAGAGAGTTTTGGTATTGGTAACATTATGAAATATGCTATGAGGTTTGGAAAGAAAGATAATAAGAAAAAAGAATTAATGAAAATAATACACTACGCTATCATAACTATGTACGTGTTAGATGAGGAGAAAAACAATGGTTGAAGATAAGATAGGGAAAAAACCTTACTTAGGAATTGAAATAGATTATGGTAAAGAAAAACAGTTTGATAAATTTAGTATTGATACATTAAAAGATAGATACTTTTGGGAGAATGAAACACATGCACAAGAAGCCCTCGCAAGAGCCTCCGTCTTCGGAGCCACCTTCAAAGGTGAGACAAACTTTGAACTTGCTCAAAGACTTTATGACTACAGTTCCTCTCGTTGGTTCATGTTTAGCACTCCTATACTTAGTAACGGAGGAACAAGCCGTGGGCTTCCTATCAGTTGCTTTCTTAATTATGTTCCTGACAGTAGGAGTGGTTTATCTGCTCATTATGACGAGAATATTTGGTTGGCAAGTTCAGGTGGAGGCATTGGTGGATATTGGGGAGATATTAGAAGTAACGGTATATCTACTGCTCATGGCAGTCGTTCTACTGGAAGTATTCCTTTCATGCATGTAGTTGATTCTCAGATGTTAGCCTTCAACCAAGGCACTACAAGACGTGGTAGCTATGCCGCTTACATGGACATTAGCCACCCAGAGATAGAAGAGTTTATTAACATGCGTAAAGAATCAGGTGGAGACATTAACAGGAAGAATCTTAATCTTCATAACGGTGTCAATATAACTAACTCATTCTTACAGGCTGTAGAAAACGATGAAGAATGGAGATTAATAGACCCTAAGACTAACGAAGCTGTAAGGGTAATCAACGCTAGAGATTTATGGTGGCAAATAATAAACGCTAGGGCAGAAACAGGTGAACCTTACATGGTAAACATAGATACATGCAACGAAGCATTACCAAAAGGACAAAAAGATTTAGGGTTAAAAATCAGACAAAGTAATTTATGTTCTGAGATAACACTACCAACAGATGAAGAACGTACAGCAGTATGTTGTTTATCGTCTGTTAATTTAGAACACTTTGATAGTTGGTCAAAGAACGATAACTTCATACAAGATTTAATAACAATGCTTGATAATGTATTACAACACTACATTGACAACGCAATAGACACAACACAGTTAGGAGAATATAGTGCAAATTTTAAACGCTTTCAAAAATATGTTAAAGAAGGTCAAGAGGGGTATACAAAATCTGCCTACTCAGCGTATAGGGAACGGAGTCTCGGTCTTGGTGCTATGGGTTTTCATGCTTATCTACAATCTAGGAGCATACCTTTCGAAGGTATTTTTGCAACTGGTTTCAACCACAAAGCGTTTACTTACATCAAGTCCAGAGCAGACGATGCAACTAAAGAGTTGGCTGTTGAAAGGGGTGAGGCTCCTGATATTCATGGGAGTGGTAGGAGGAATGCTAACCTCCTTGCTATTGCTCCTAATGCTAGTAGTGGTATCATCTGTAGTGGGACTTCTCCTAGTATTGAGCCTTACAGGGCTAACTGCTATACTCACAAAACTTTATCCGGAAGTTACCAAGTTAAGAATAAATACTTAGAAAAGCTTTTAAAATCTAAAGGATTAAAAGGTAAAGAGTTAGAACTTATGTGGAAAGATATATCAGGTAGTGATGGTTCAGTACAACACTTAGATATACTTAACGATGATGAGAAAGAAATATTTAAAACTGCTAATGAGATAAATCAAATATGGGTAGTAGAACACGCTTATAAAAGACAGGAGTTTGTATGTCAAGCTCAGTCAGTTAATTTGTTTTTTACAATACCTAAATCAACAGAACCTCAAGAAGTGCACGATGCTTATATGCAGTATGTAAATGATGTGCATTGGTATGGAATGAATAAATTAAAATCACTCTATTATTTTAGAACTAATGCTGCAAGAAATGTAGAAAATGTAAACACTAAAATTCCACGCATACGGTTAGACGATGTGGAATGTATAGCCTGTGAGGGATAATATGGTTAAAAAATATATACATGTTAATCAACATAAAATAAAAGCAAACAAAAAAAATAATACTAACGAACCTGTTATAACTATTAAAGAAGGTAGGACAAATACGTACTGCCATGAAGTAAAAGTATTAGGAGAATGCATTATAAGATACGGAGGTAATGACAAACCTATCCTACCTTGTGGTGCTAGAGTTGTTATTGAAACTGATGCTGATTACAAAATAATAAAACCAGAAAAATATGTAAAGGTTTCTTTATGAAGTGTTGGCATTGTAACACACAATTAATATGGGGCGGAGACCACGACATAGAAGAAGACGAAGAATACGTTATGGAGACTAACTTAAGTTGTCCTAAATGTAATTCATTAACAATAGTATATTTACCAAAGGAAGAAGAATTATGAGCTTATTAAAAACTAGAGATTACTACAAACCGTTTGAATATCCGTGGATGTTTGACTACTACGTACTACAAAACCAAATGCATTGGATGCCTGAGTCTGTACCCATGCACACAGATGTAAAAGATTGGCAAGAGCTTACACCTATAGAAAAGAATTTACTTACACAAATATTTAGATTGTTTACTCAGTCAGATGTAGATGTAGCGTCAGGTTATATAGATAAGTATATGCCTATCTTTAAAAAACCTGAAGCTAGAATGATGATGGGTTCTTTTGCAAACATGGAATCAATACATCAACATGCTTATAGCTTACTACTTGATACAGTTGGAATGCCTGAAATAGAGTACAAAGCTTTTTCAGAGTATGAAGAGATGGCAGACAAACACGATTATGTTGGAGAGTTTAAACCTCTTAAATCTGATAAGAAAACTATTGCTAAAACTTTAGCAGTTTACTCAGCTTTTACAGAAGGACTACAACTCTTTAGTAGCTTTGCTATTCTACTTAACTTTCCTAGGTTTGGTAAGATGAAGGGCATGGGACAGATAGTTACTTACTCTATACGTGATGAGTCTATGCATGTTGAAGCTATGACCAAGTTGTTTAGAGAATTTATCAAAGAGAACATAGAGATATGGACAGATGATTTTAAAGCAGAGCTATATCAAATATGTAGACACATGGTAGAGCTTGAAGATAAGTTTTTAGACTTAGTGTTTGATATGGGAGACATAGAAGGACTAACTAAAAAAGATATGTACGCATATAACAGATACATAGCTGATAGAAGATTACTTCAACTAGGACTTAAAACTAATTATGACCAAAGAGAAAATCCTCTTGGTTGGATTGATGAAGTAACAGGAGTAGAGCACCAGAATTTCTTTGAGGGCAGAGCTACTACTTACATGAAGGCAGGACTAAGGGGCAGACAGGACGCTATTAACTTTACAAATTTAAAGGAACCTAATGATTAATAAAGAAGAAGCTAACTTAATAAGCTTCAAAGTTTTACTAACGAGAGATAATAAAATAATTACAGAGTTTAGTATGCTACCTGAAAATATGGTAGATGATGTTATACCTCAAGATGATAGACCATTAATAAAAACTATACTTAGACACGGTAAGGATAAGTTAGGTAGTGTACACGAGTACTTACAGAAACAACTTAAAGGCTTTCAATAGTATATATTATAATTTCTTTTTCTTTACCCTTTACATGGATAGGGTCTAAGAATATAGTGGGCATAGTAGAGTTAATAGCTGTGCTATGTCCTATAACTATATCCTCTCCAACTTCTTTTGTAGAACTTTCTAATCTAGCTGCTAAATTAACAGCATCACCTATGGCAGTATAATCAAAGCGTGTATCACTTCCCATATTTCCTATCACAGCTTCTCCTGTATTTATTCCTATACCAATTTCAATTCCTAAGTCTGCTTCTTGCATATTCTTTTTTATTTCAAGAGCTGTTTTTATTGCCTTAGTTTCGTGGTCAGTTAAGTCCATAGGTGCATTAAATATAGCCATCATTGCATCACCAATATACTTATCAACCATACCTCCGTGTTTCTTTACTGCATCAGCTTGTATAGTTAAAGCTTTGTTCATTATCTCTGCAACTTTCTCAGGCTCTAGTCTCTCTGATAAACTTGTAAAGCCTCTAACGTCTGTAAATAAGAACGTACACTTACGCCTTTCACCACCTAACCTTAATAACTCTGGATTATCTTGTAATCTTTTTACTTGTCTTGGGTCAAGGTAATGTTCAAACTGTTTCTTAATCTGTTGTCTTAATTTAAATTGTGTTCTAAAGTTAAGATAGAATTGTTGAGTTGCAATAAGTGTCATACATGTCATACTCCATGTAGAATCTATAAGCACATTTTGACTTACAAAGTAGTATTCAAGATATCCCACACCTGCTAACATTCCTAAGAATGATACTACGCCTTTGGTGATACCAAGATAGTTGATTGCAAGAGCTGTCAGTAAGCCTGAGACACATAATAACAATAACTCAACAAACAATCTAAAGTCTGGTATTTGAGGTGTATCCATTAACATACTTTCAGAGAGTGCTGCTTGTATTTTATGAGGTTCTAATAGTCCGGTAGGTGTTGCAAGTTGAGGGGATATACCCTTGGCTGTAAAGCCTACAAACACAAACTTGTTAGCAACATCCATTTCATCTAATGTAGTTTGTGGTGTGTCTACCCAGCTTACATATTTACGACCTAATGAATCTGTAGAGATGGGTGGGATGCCTCTTACTCTAACCTGTTCAATTCCATTCTGATTTGTAACAATCTGATAAGTTTGACCACCTCCTAGTATTTTTAAAACTTCTGTTCCAAACGAAGCTACCCACCCATTGTCTGTTTGCTGTAGTAAAGGTATACGCCTTACTAAGTTATCTACATCTACCGGTGCAGATATAGCACCTTGTCCTGCTGATTGTTTTAATACATCTATGTTTTCTAAAAAGCCCTGTGCTTTTGGTAATGAAATGATTGGTCCTTTGATAACTGTACCTACTGTAGAGGGGTAACTATTGTTAGCTACTTCAGGCATAGCTATAACACTAGGAGACTTTGAAAGCTCTAAAGCAAACGCATCGTCTCCTCCTAGTCTATCAGGGTGTGGGAATAACATTACCCAACCAACACCTAACGCACCTGCGTCCATTATATCTTTGTGAATCTTTGCAAGTGTATCTCTAGGCAAGGGATATCCACCCTGTTCATCTAGGAATTGTTCGTCTATGTTGAGGATTGTAAAGTATCCAGTTGGTTCTGGAGTTGTAACAAGAGCATCAAAAGTCTTGAGTCTCATTACTTCTAATGGTGCAAGGTTGAAGAGGAGAGGTAAAGTTAATAGAGTTAATAAGGTAATTGCCCACTTCATGCTAGTCTCCCTGTGTAATTTTAATAGTAGAGTCTCCTCCACCATTAACTATAATCTGTGTGCTCTTACCGTTTTGTATCATAATAACGGTGTAAGCATTTGACTTGTCTAAGTCTAATCTTATTGTATCTTCTAAAGTTTTATAAAAAGTTATAAGGTTGTCTGTAAGAAAAGTATTTATTTGCGTAGAAGAATCATACCCAACTTGAGTACCTTTTAAATCTATAGATGTATTAAGTAAAGTTTCTGTCTGTTCTAATTCATTAACGTCTTCTATTATATCTAACAAGTCTTCAAGAAAGTTTACATCAAGATAATTAATATCTAACTCAGTAAATTCTAACTCATCTTCAGCAAGATAATCTACTTCTAAATCATCGAACTCCAAAAAGTCAACATCCAAAATGTTACCAGTGCTACTACTTCTGCTTTCTCCTTGTACACTTTCGGTTTCCTTTGGCGGGTTTACAATTAACATGTTATCAATTAACTCAAGTGTTAAGTCAAGGATAACGGGCTTAGTTGGTGCAGATTCAAACATTGAAACTGTAGTAGCTTGATAAGGTTTATTAAGTACTACTTGTCCCATAGCTGTAGCAACAACTATCTCACCACTAGGTAGACCATCGTTGTCAGGTAAAAGAATAACAAGAGAACGTCCTAGTTCATCTACAGTAACCGTGAAGTCAGTTCCACGTATACCTATCGTAGCACTAGGAGTTTTTATTAGAATATTTTCTTTGTCTATTGTAGCTAACTTACCAGTAATAAACCTTGCAGTTCCACTAGCAAATTGTAGAGCCATCTTAGATTTAGATGGGTCAGGGTCATAGATAAATTCATCTATAATTAATTTAGAATGCTCAGTCAATCTAACCTGACTGTCATCTTTAAATGTAATACCCAATCTTCCGTTAGAAGTTTGGACATTATCAAAACTGTTTATGTTAAAAGATAAGGCAGCGTTAAAGGTTTTATCCCTTACAACCCTGCCTGTACCGTTTAGTTCTGTTATATTACCTATATCAACAGCCGACTGCGGTTCCGCCATCGTTCTGAATGACACAGATAGTACCGCTAGAACCAGTAGACAATATTTTAAGCCAATCATTATCAAGTGTACTCATTTGATTTATATTAAAAGTTCTGCTGTTACCTGTTTGGTCAAGGTAGAAGTAACCTCCTGCGTATCCTTGTCCGTCAAAGTTTACAGTGTTTGAATCACCATCAATATCCATGTAGTTAGTAGCACCGTCATAATCTATATCAGCATTAATAGTATTGCTATCTCCGTTAATAATCCAATCTAAGTCTGTATTACTAGACATAGAACTTGTAGCTAAATCAAGTGTAAAAGTATTACTGCTACCAGTTACGTCTACATTAACATCTGAACCATCAGCTCCATATGTATTAGTAGGGTCAACTTGTATAGTAAAACCGTTACTGCTTCCATCAAACTCAAAAAAGCCTGTGAAGTTATCAGCAGTTATATCTCCTAAGAAACTGTTAGTAGAACCTATTTGGTTTATGTCCAGTGTCATAGAAGTTCCGTCTAAATCTAAAGGTGTTAAAGTTCCGGCTACGGAATTTAGTCCACCTATAATATTAGCAGAACCTAATTGCTCTAAATCAAGATTAGCAGTAGCTCCAGATTGTTCAACGTATATCTCATTATCCGCTGCATAAGTCATTACAGACATAATCACTAGTGCAGTTAGTATTAATTTGTTATTCATATTCCCAATAGCCTCTCTCTATTCCTATTTTTATTATGTTTAAAACACCTGTCTCTATTGCCTTTTGCAAAGCTATAGAAACACTTTCATTCTCAGCAACACCACCTTCTACTTCTACTAGTTCAGTACCAGTTTCAATAAAACGAAATATATCCTGAGAAATACTTGTTGATAAAATACTTTTAGAAACTAATGTTTCTGTAAGTACTTCACCAGTTGATACAGATACTAACCTTAAAGATATAGTAACTGCATCTTCTCTGTACTGTTTACTAGAACCTATTCCTAGATATCTAGCACCAGCACCTCCAGATTTGAGGTTAGCTTCATAGCTAACAACTCCACCCTGAACTAGTAACCCTGCAAATAGCAAAGGTTTCATTTGTTTATCTTCTTCAAACTCTTGACGAGTGCTTCTAATTAGTTGTCTTTCTTTTGTTAGGTCATCTAAACCTACTCTTTCTACAACTCTAAAAAATTGTCCACCTGCTGTATGTTTAAAAGCTCTAATTAAAAAAGCTTCAGGTGCTTGTGTAATAGCTGTACTAAACAAAGCAAAGGTACTGTTACTTTTTCTTTGCCCTGTTAAGTCTCTAAAACTATTAGGGTATATTGCTATTGTTGGCTTGTTCTTAGCCGGTGGTAAATTCTTTAACTCTTCTGATTGTAACTCTATTGTAGAAGTAGACTGTATTTTTTTAGTTAATACTAAGTCACTATTCTCATTTAGAACTGCACAACTAGAAAGTAAAGCTACCAATAGGCAAAGAAATAACTGTCGTGTTCCCATCTGAGTCCGTAATTGTTAAAGTTATTATTCCATCTACAACACTATACTCTATAGTATTGCCTTCTAATTCTAATATACCGCTATCTGAAGGTGTCTCTCCAAATAAATTTTCTACTAACTGTCTAGATAACTGTGCGTATATTCTAGACTCTAAATTTCTTATAAATCTTGCAAGTGTAGTATTTTCTTTGTCTCTTTCTATCTGGTCTTGTAAAGCTTTTATCTCTGCTTTGAGAGCTTCTTTACGATTAAACTCTTGATTTTGTATTGTAAGATAATGACTTGAAGTTCCTATACCACTAAAACTAGGGCTTTTAAATTTAAATACTACTTCGTCCGACAAACTTCCTATAGAAAAACAGACAATAAGTACACACCAAAAAGCTATACACCAATTACAGTTGCGTATAGTTTTGTCGCTTTTAAATGTCGGTACTAATTTCATATCTTTTAAAATAAATTACTAATTACTATCATAGATAACAACATAAAACCTAACACACAAACTTGAACTATTGAAGCTATTGTAATTTGTGTCATTGGATGTATGTCCTCTATTGTATCAATCTTTTCGTTGGTCTTTTTTTCCATCTGCTCTTGCTATTCTATCTACGTCTACTTGAACTCCTAATACTGTTCTACACATAGAGTCTATTCTTATCATATCGTTATCCATCTGTCTTACTCTATCTATTAATGCAACTATCATACTGTGTTGCACATCTAATTTTTTATGTACATCTGCTATTAAATGTTGGAATAATTTCCACACCATCCAACCAGCACCTACTGCAAAAGCTGCAGGAATACCTACAGTTTCTAACAAGTCCATGAATTGATTAGCGTTCATTACCTGCCCTTTGCTAAACTACCACCAAAGTACATACCTATAATAGCTGATACTAAGTTGGTGTCTAATTGAGTTATTACAAGCCCTTGAAAAGTTATCCACTCAAATATTTCTCTACCTTCTCTAAAGAATAAAAATCCCGGATTCCAATTAGTATAACCTACAGTAACAGATACATCAGGATAATATACAGCTACAAGTTTAGGAAGTAACACAATAGCAAACACAGATGTCAGTGCTATTATTCTTCTTGTCCATGCAAAACCTTTATCTTTTAACCCATAGTCAAGTGATTGTTTTCTTGCTTTCATTTCAAACTCGCCACGTGTTATAAGTAACTTTTGTTGTTCAGCTTTAGCCTTACGACTTTCAGCCCACACACTCATAAAGCCACCTAACAATGTAGAGGCTAACATAGTTACTATTTCAAATGGAAAACCCACTATACCATTCCTGCCATTAAGTCTTCGTATAGTTTTCTAAAGCTTTCTAAGTCCATAAAGCCCACGCCTTGTCCTAGTTGGTGTAGCCTATAAATGTTATAAGCTGTTTCAAGTTGTGCCTCTGTGTAAAGTATCATTAGTCTTTGTAATTTTTCTTTTTGAATTTTTCTAAATTTATTTCTCTATCTTTTTTATTACCAATTAAATGATAATCTACCCAAGCTTCTTCATGTGATAATTTTTTATTTACTAAATCATCAACCGGTAAATAACCTAAAGCTTTATCTGCATAAAAAATAGCATCTTGTAAATCTTCTGGAAGTTTTGAAAAGTCTGGGTTTTTATTTTCTTTTAATAACAAATCTCGTTTTGTTAATCCTAAACCTCTATTAGTTTTAAAAGTAATGTATCTATTAACAGCTGTTTTACTAGCCCCACTGCCGTCTATAGAACCTTTAATTTCATATTGGTGTTTGCCACGACCCGGACCGCCCCCTATTTGAACTCTATCTGGAATACTATCTGATTCCATGTAACCAACTAATCTTGAATGTTCTTTTAATCTGTCAATTTGTTCTTGATTATATTGTCTTTCAGATTTTATAGCTTGTAAAATTATATTAGCTTCACTAACTTCACCACCTTCATTAAAACCTAACCTACCCATTTGGTCTGAGTAAGGTAGTCCTGTAATAGGATTTACTCTATCAGCAGGGTCTTCTTTAGTTTGTGGTACATCGTCTTTACCTTTTACTAAGCCTCCTTTAGCAAATACTGCCATAGGTTCTTTCATATTTGGTGTTACGTCTAACGATATAACTTTTAATTCGTTAGGTATTTGAGCATATTCTCCATATATTTTTTCCCAGTCATCATAATCTATTTCACCTACGTCTAATCTTTGAGAATCTTTCCAGCGTTTAAATACGTCTTGAGCTTTATCTGTAGATTCATTAGTATTAAGAATGTAACTAAACTTAGGTTTTGTTTTATATTGTTTACCTAATTTTTTAGCTGTAGAACTTACTTTATCTTTATATAAGTCAACAAATTTTTTACCGCTACCTTGAAATTCTTCTACATTAAGCATAATATTTTTTTTAGTTTTGATATCTTGTTTAACAGACTTTCTAAATGACTGCGGAATTTCTTCTAATAATTCTGTATCATTTTGAAGAAATCTAGTAGAATTTAATTCTTCTAAATCTATATTTTCTAAATAATCTTTAGATTCATACATAAGGGGTCTACCCCTATCTTGTTGAAATATTTGAGTATTAGGTAAACCAAAATCTCTCACAATCCATTTAGCTTCACCTACACGGTATTTTGTTTTTAACTGTTCTAAAGTAACATCTTCTAGTTCTGCTAATTTAGTAAAGGGTGATTTTGCTGGAAATTCATTAAAAAACATATCTGCTTTTAAAAATTCTTCTTTAGACTCTAAAGCTTTATTATAACCTTCTACTGTGCTTTTTTCAAGAATATCAAGGTCTCCAAATTTTTTAAAATCATAATAAGCTATATCTATATTATCAGATAAGCTCTCTTTAAACTCATAACTTTTTAATAGTTCTTTTTCTGTTGGAACTTTCTTAATATGTATCCTACCAAGATATTCTAAGCTTTTTTGGTTTCTATTTATTTGAGTAGCTGCGTCAGTAAATGCAACTTTATCATAATTTTCTTTAGCTGCTAGTTGCATAATATCTTTCATAGCAA